GGCCTGAATATACAAACCGATGTCGCTGCAGAGCAGGGCTGGTTTGATCAGGGTGTAATTCGATTTGTAAATGGGGGTAACGCCGGCGTATCACGTACGGTTCGTCGCCAGTCGGGTAGCGGTGTTATTAGTTTGATACTCGGCTTGCCCGCAGTGCCTCAGCCCGGCGATCAGTTCCTTATTTACCCAGGATGCCCGCGCACGCTGGACGCCTGCACTAATAAGTTCGGTAACCGGGGTCGATATCGCGGGATGCCGTTCATTCCTGTCGCGGAGACGTCTGTATGACCGGGGTGGAAGTGCTGCAGCGTGATGCAGTGTTGGCTGAGGCTCGGCGGTGGTTAAAGACTCCATATGCTCACCGGCAGCATTTGGTGGGTGTTGGGGTGGATTGTGCCTGGTTATTGATTGAGGTTTTTCACTCGGCGGGGCTTATGCCTTGGATCGATCCGGGCGCTTATGCCCAGGATTGGCACCTGCATCGCAGTCGTGAACTGTACCTGGGCTGGTTGGATGAGTACGGCCATGAAATAGAAAAGCCTCAACCTGGGGATGTCGCGATTTGGAAGTTTGGGCGCACCTACAGCCATGGGGCGGTAGTTATCGACGAGCACCGGGTTATTCATTCGTATCGCGATGTAGGCGTAGAAGTCGCCGATATGCGCGAAGAGCGCCTAGTCAGCAGGCCGGTGCGGTATTACACGCTTAATCTATATGGGGGTGGATAATGGGAGGCGGTGGCAGCAGTATCTCGAATAGCGCAACACGTATAAACGCCTTGCAAATCCAAAGTAGCGCAAGTGGAAAGCCAATAGCCTGGATAGCTGGCCGAAACCGTATCAGTCCCAACCTTATCTACTACACAGACTTTGAGGCAGTTGCCAAAACAACTAAAACAAAGACTGGTGGTAAAGGCGGCGGTGGCGCTACGCAAAAAGACACCACATATACCTACTACGCGGCCATCATCCTTGCGATTGGCCGTGGGCCGCTCGGCGCAGTACGGCGAATTTTTCGGGATAAAGAAGTATTCGATGAAAAGTTGGTAGACGGCGTACCGCAGTCTGCTCTCGCGCAAATCGGGTTTAGCTTTATGCCTGGACAACCGGATCAGCCAGTGTGGGGTTACCTCGAAACCAAACACCCGACCGAAGCTATCGCATACTCCGATACTGCCTATGTGTACTCGGCACATTATCTGCTGAATGATAACGCCGGCGTTCAAAATCACACCTTTGAGGTTGACGGGCCGTACCAGGTGCCGGGCTTGCCGGACGCTAACCCTGGCGTATTTCTGCCTGGCCTATTAATGGATCCGCTGGATGGCGTAGGTTTCGATCCTCGGTGGATTGATGACATGGCTAATTACCGCGACTACTGCTTGGCAGAAAACTTGTTGCTGAGCCCGGTTCTGGACGAGCAGGCGCCCGCTAGCGAAGCTATCGCGCGATGGCTACAGCTGACCAACAGTGAAGTGGTGTGGTCTGCAGGAAAGATGAAGGTGGTTCCTTTTGGTGACCAAGTAGTTACCGGTAATGGGGTTACCTGGTATCCGAATGTTTCCCCAGTAGCACATCTGACCGATGATGATTTTTTGGCAGAAGAGGGTGAGCCCCCGGTACAGCTGAAGATAAAAAGCCAGGCCGATAGTTACAACGAAGTATCGTTAGAGATTCTTGATCGTGATCATGAGTACAACACGGATGTGGTGCGTGGATTGGACCAAGCTGCTATTGAGCAATTCGGCTCTAGACCGATGGACACAATCAAGGCGTATGAAATCTGCAATCCCGTCATTGCGTCGCACTCGGCCCAGTTGCTGGTTCAACGCAAGCTTTATATACGCAATGAGTATCGCTTTTCATTGGGTTGGCAACATGTGCTGCTGGAACCGATGGATCTGGTTACTGTTACCGAGCCGGGGTTGAAGCTTGATCGGCGATTGGTGCGTCTGATCTCCGTCGAGGAAGATGAGGATGGGAAAATTGCCATCGTTGCAGAGGACGCATTGCTTGGCACCGGTAGCGCGTCAAATTACCCCGTGCAGAGCAAGAGCGGTTATCAGGGGAATCAGAACGCGGCGCCCGGCCCAGTGCTACCGCCAATAATTTTTAACCCTCCTGAGAGTCTTCTACTTCCGGGCGAACTTCAGGTTTGGGGGGCGGTCGCCGGCGCTGGCGACTCCTGGGGCGGTTGTGAAGTCTGGATCAGTGCGGACGGTGACAGCTATCGGATGGTAGAGAGTATCTATGGCCGATCTCGGATAGGACGCCTTACTGCGCCTTTGGAGGTTGGTAGTGATCCTGACCTGCAGAATGCTTTGTCGGTCCAGTTGTCGGTTCCTTCTGAACTCACGGCGGCCACCACGGGTGAGGCTGATAGTGGTGCAACGCTTTGTTGGGTTAACGGTGAGTTGATCAGCTACCGAGATGCTGTGCTCACGGGGCCGGGATCATACAATCTGAGCTATCTACGTCGAGGCCGGTTAAGTTCTAAGGTCTCTGCTCACGCCGTGGATGCCCCTTTTGTAAGGCTTGATGACGCCATCTGGAAATACAGTTTCACGGTTGATCAAATCGGGAAGTGGGCCTGGGTCAAGTTTCGCTCCTTTAACGTGTTTGGGCGAGCATTAGAGGATCTGGCAGATGTCACCGCTTATAGCGTGATGCTATCCCCAGTTAAAGTGGCCCCAAGCCCAGCGCTTAATTTGCAGTTGGTCGGCATTTTTGAATCGCCATATTTCACCGTGAGCTGGGCTGCAGGGAGTCATGCCGAGGACCGCCTGGTAAGGGTGCGCAACGGCGCTACCAACGCCTTGCTAAGGGAAGTGCCCACAACCAGTACGGCATACACCTATCAGCGCGCAGATGCGCTGGTGGATGGGGCATTGGTGCGCACTTATCGGGTGGAAGTTGTCGAGCGGAACGCAGTCGGTAATGCCCCTGTTACCGCCCTGATAGTGACAAATACGGCTCCTCCTCCCGTGACAGGAAGTACCGCCACTGTCGGTGGGGCCACCGCCCTTGTAAGTTGCAATCCAAGCCAAGCAGCCGATGCTGCGGGGTACATTTTCGTGTACTCAACGCAATCAGGTTTTGACCCGACGGTTTCGGGAACTGTCGGTTACGAAGGCGCGGCCGCATCTGGACAGATTCAAGGCTTGTCATTGGGAACTACTTATTACCTGCGTATTGCTGCGTTCGATACTTGGAGCAGTGTTCGTTCGCAACTAAATTTTGCCCCGCCTATTACCCTCCACACCTGAAAGAGATAATTATGCAACCTATTCAGTTCTTCGCTGCAAGAGCCGAAGACGGCGCTCTATTGCCTGATGCGACCGTGGACGTGTTTGTTCACGGCACGCAAGAAAGAGCCGTTTTGTTTTCAGACTCTCCGGGTGTTACACCTTTAGGAAATCCCGTTCGTTCTGATGCAAACGCACGGGTGTTTTTCTATACAACGGCTCCTCGTATTGATATGCGTATAAGTCGATATGGATATGTCGCGCCGCTGCTGGTCGATATCTCTACATTGGACGCGGCGACTGCTGTAGAGCAGGTTCAGGATAATATTGATAAGGCGATAAATAAGATCGATGGTTCGCTAGAGGTGATGAGAACTCAATTTGATGAGCTTCTCGAGCGGTCTGGTTTCGAAACAGTGTTCTTGCCTTATGGTGTTGGAGTTGTCGTGGAGCGTCCTACACAAGCAGTGCAGCGTGATGGTGAGCTGTATAAAGTTACGAATCAATCAGACTTGCCACTTACGCTTTCAGGCAATTGGAATGCAGATCGCCTGAAGTTGACAGCTATCGGCGATCAGGCGCTCCGCCAACAAGTACAACCGTTCCTGGATGCTGGTTACTTTCAGCCAAATGATCTTGATTTGTCTGGCGTTGTCAATGAACAGGCAAAAATTCTAGCGTATTTGCTCAAATATAAGCGAGTAAGAATCCCGGCCGGGAAAGTCAATATTGGAGAGCTTGCACCTCCTTCTGGAACATCTTTGGTTGGCTATGGAAAAACTAGACTTAATCGGTCAACGAAACAGTGGTTGTCTGGCGGAACTACTCTAATAGGTTCAATTAATCTTACAGGCAAGACCGGTTGCCGGCTTTATGACTTCAATTGCGATGGATACGCAGCAGGTAATGCCATCGTGGGATTGTCTGATTCTACTGAGTGGCATTGGATTGAGCGTGTGGCTGCTCGCGCCAGTGACCATAACTTTTTGTTTGAGCAAAATGGCTCAGATAGTGCTGGCCGTTACGGCGGCAATATTTTCTGTGTCGACTGTGATGCCTACGATGGACCGAATGGGTTCGTCTCCAAAATGCTCAACGTTACATTCTTACGCTGCTTCGCTTATGACGTCACGGTTCAAGCCCATGTGGCTGTATCCGATAATATCAACGGCCCGGGTATTTTTAGTCGTGCTCAAAATACTAAGTTTATAGAGTGTGGCGGCGATGGTTGTCATATTGGCTGTTCCATTTATTCTCACGATTTCTACCATGGTGTTCCACCCGCCAGTCACGTAGTTACAGTGAGTCCATCGACGGGTACCTATTGGTCGGGTTCCCACACCAATGTGACCAACTGCCAAGGCCACGTCGGTGATTATCCAGAGCAGCCCGGCAGCCCTTATAACTTTGTTCCGATTTTCAATAACGAGGTAACAGTTGGTGGAGGAAACTTCCAGAACTCGCCATTGTTTGGTTGGCGCTTTGATTGGGCTGGTCGTCCTAGGGTTTTGGCTGGTCACTTCTCGGGTTGCGTCAATCCAATCGTGATTGGGTCGAATGTTGTGGATCTTTACGTGGATTATAGTGTTACTCGTTTTGGTGCGATTAATCCCGGAATCTTGTCCTACGAAATTGTAGAGTCGAGCAACGCAAACGCAATAAACGTCAGCATGGTTCGAGATGTCTTGGTTGTTCGGAATACTGAGCCTACGGCTATCTCGTTGCTTGTAACAGGTAATAGCTTCCAGAAGATAAATATTATACTTGATGATGATCTGACTACTTTGACGATTGGTGCAAGAGCGATCTTCGGAAAAGGCTCAGCAATATCTGCGGAGTGGAATGGTGAACTCGGTACGTGGCGGGTGATTGCGGCTCCTAGCACTTTTCCGGATTCAGAGGTTCCGTTTGAATATGCCATGAATCTTGATTTGTCTTGGCGATCAAAGGCTGCGTATGTAGAAATGACGGGGAACATTAATACGTTGGTAGTTCGCGGAGGATTTCTACCTGGTACACGTTCAACGTTGAGACTTGTGGCAAAGTCTTCTGCCTATTCAGTATTCAACTGGGATGGTGTCAATTGGGGGGCGGCCACCGCTGTTACCTCAATTGCAGCAGATCAGATTGTACTGATCCAGTTCTACTGGACGGGTAAAATCCAGCTCGTTGAGTCTGTTTTGAGATTCTGACCCGTCCACGAGGGAGGCGTTCTGATATCATCCGCTTTCTAATCGGAGCTATTTCAATGCAAGGCAAGCTTTTTCTATCTGCGCTGTTGCTTTCCGGCTGCGCTTTGGCCGACCAATCTCAACTCGACC